GACAATCAGGGATTAGAACGGCTCAAAGGTACGTTGGTAGAAAAGTTTGGGGATGAAGTATTACCAAGTATTTATGAAATTGTGGATGCTATTTTTATTCCACTAAAATTGATTGCAGAAAAGGAATAGGTTTTTCATAGTTTGGATTTTAGATTGATTTTTAAGTCGGGGAGTGATTGCCCCGACTTTTTTTGTTTAATAAGTTATGTCTTCATTAATAATGTTTTTTAATTCAATAACTAATTTAGACCTTACAATTTCTAGTTTTTCTTTAATAGATAAATCGTCTTCATCTTCAAAGCTCTCCCATATTTCACAAAGCCACTCATCACTTTTTATATCCATAAACGCATATAAATTGCCCCAGTGAGTAGGACAATAATCATCATCATCAAAATTACTTGCAACAAGGAATAATCCTAAAATAATTTTGTCAGTTAAAACCATTACTTCAAAATTCTTCCTTAAACATTCGATTGTGTTTTCGTTAAATTCAAACATAATACTTTATTTTAATTTGGGTACTCTAATTTGAGTTTTCCCCTTACCTCATTTTTGTATGTAAAAATAATTATTAGTTCCTTTTGTTTTGGTTAACGTAGGTAAATACAGCCCTAAACTCCAAGTCGTTTTCGTTAATTTTCTCAGTACACCAACTAACACCATCTAATTCGTTAAAATCTTCTGGTGTTTCTCCGTCTGCATCTATTTGCAGATAAATTACTTTAGGTATGTTTTTCATAATTCTATATTTTGGCACTAAATTTAGTTTACTGCCTGTTATTGGTTTTAGTATATTTCAAAATAAAATTTAATATCTATATCAATTTCTTTTACTAACCCGTATCTCTTTGCAATTTTATATTGAGTACTTACTTCGTTTAGGTGTTTCATAAATCCTTTTATAAGACTTCTAAATTCTTCTAGGCTCATTGAGTGTTTATTGATATTGCAACTTGGACACGATGGCATTTGATTGTTTATGTTCAATCTCTCAGGATGCAAGCAAGTACCATCATATTTGCCTTTTAAATCAAAGTTTCTACGCACAGGAAGTAACTCGTCAACGTGCCATCCTTTTTGTAATTGGCATCCGCAATATGCACACCTTCCACCAAATTTATTGAATATATAAAGCCTCTCTTCTTTTTTAGTCATTTTTTTAGTATTATGGTAAATTTTCCCAAACTATATGTTCCATTAATTCATCGTAATAATATTCATCTTCTGTTATGCTTGCTTTTATTTTTGTTATAGCACTTATTATTGCAGTAATTTCTTCAGAACTAAATCCGTTTAGTCTTTTAGAATCTATTAGCTTTTTTAGCTCTCTGGCGTAGTGTGATTCTTTTGAGTGGCAGTCGTGACAAAGCAGTATTAAAAATGAATTATCGTATTCCCACGGCAATCTATCTTTTATGTATGCAAGGTGATGTACTTCTAGCCTGTGGCTATTTCCGCACCATTGACATACTTTGTCCCTTTTATGAATAAGACTTACTTTCCACTTCCATTCAGGACGTTGCAATGCTTCTCTGTAATTAAAATGGACACTCATTTTTTTCTTCGTCAAAGTTAGTATTCGATTCTAAACTAGGTTTTACACTACCAATCCAATCTGTATTATCATATTTCCTTTCGGTGTCAAATCTTCCATTATTGAAGTTATAATCTAGTACTGACACCCCTTGACTTCCTAAATGTTTAAACTTTATTTTTTGCCAGTGAACCTGAACACTATTTATCATTAGTTTATTTTCGTCACGTTCACGATGCACTGTCAACCCATAATCTGTTTTATTATAAAAATTAGCAGAACCAGAAATATCATATAAACTAGGAATTTCATCATTTGCCATTTTGCGAGGGTGTGCAACTAAAAACACTAACATATTATTAAACCTTGCAAAATTTGTTAGAACGTCTAAAAATCTGCTTATGTATTGCGTTTCACTTTCCCCTCGTTTCATTTGGTGGTCTAACTTATTGTAGGGGTCTATTACTAATATTTTTATACCCTTCGTTTTTATGTATGACATTGCAGACTTCATTATTGATTCTACTGTTAAATCCTGTTCGTCCATTATGTAGAAAAAATTATCTTTAATGTATTCATAAATGGTCTGAAAGTCTGATTTATCGTGTTCTTTTTTAAACTTGTTGCCCGAAAACTTTTCATGCAATTTAGAATAGTGATATTTTAATGGATAATTTTCAGGTGTAAAATATGCCGCTTTCCATCCGTACAATAAATTTAGTTTGGATATTAGAAAATCAACGAACTCACTTTTTCCAGAATTATGAACTAATACCTTTCCAGTATTGGTAGCTAAATAAAAATTATGAGTGTCGTCAACTTCAATGTCATATACAGGTTCTTGACCAATTACCTCAACTGATTTTATTTGTGTTAAATCTATAATAGATGCTTCCATGTTTTATTTTGTACTAATCGTTTTATAACTTCAAATGTAGTTCCGTATCTTTCTGCAATTTGTTTTTTTGTTTCTCCATTTTTACAATTTTTGCCGAAAGTATAATTTGCCCGTATTTCCAACACCTGTTTATCGGTCAATGTAGCACATGGATTTTTTTCACCACGAGCGTCACTTAACCCTATTTTATAAGAATGTTTTAAATTTTCAGATGCGGTACACCATTCTAAATTTTCAACTCTATTATCATGCCTTATTCCGTTTTTATGGTTTATTTGCGGTTTGTTTTCGGGGTTTGAAATAAATGTTTGAGCTATTATTCTATGTACTTTTATTGTATTAAATTTACCGTCATTACCCTTTAACATCGTTCTAAGATATCCACATCCATCAAATGCAGGTTTCATTATTCGCTCAACCCCTTTATTTTTCCAATTAAACGTTTTTAATTCACCGTCAGATGATGCTTCGTAAAGCGGATAATCTTCTATTTTTTTCCATTCTTTCATAAATCTACATTTTTAAATTTATCCAAAGGTAATAATAAATCTTTGATTTTCATATACGAAGTACCTGTATAAAACAAATGATTTTCAGTGCATTCTATAATAGTGCCATCATTCATGGTAATCCTGTATATTTTATCTTTTGTATTTTTATTAACACTGGTATTTAAAATAGACCTGAATTTATTATATCCAAATCTTTCATCATACGACAAAACTTTGTCGCCAATGTTTAATTTTGAAATTTCTTTATTACCGTTATTAGTAATTACCAATTGATTTTTAGTAAAACACGATGGTATTCCTGTAACAACTGCCAACCTTCCTAATTCCCATGTACAATATTTGTCTATTTCCTCAATGCTTATTTTACTACCTTCCTTTAATCCGTTTTCATATAAATCGACTATTTCAGAATAAAGGGAACTAATTTCAACGTTACCTTTTACTGGAACTGGCGTAGCTTCTTTTAATAGCATTTTAAACTCGAAACCTCCATACTTAATAAAATATTCATTTGCATCTTTACAGTCCTTAAAATTGACGTTAAAACAAACCTCAGCACCAAACCTGCGTATTAGTTCATCTCGCAATTCTATTCCCTTCGTGTCGGTGTCTGTTGCAAGGTAAATTTTATTTATACTTTCAAATGCTTCAATCGAGTTATCTAAATATTCTAAGTTATTATTTGCACCGTTTGGAACAGATATTACATTTTTAAATCCGTTTTCAACAAATGTCAATCCGTCAATTTCACCTTCGCAAATTATTATATCTTCGTTTTCTTCAATCTCGTTACAGTTCCACCAAATCAATTCAGCACCAGAAACGAGTTTAAAAGATTTCTTAGCACCTCTGAATTTAGTGTTGATTAATTTGTCACCTCTGAAAAATGGAAAACAAATAACTTCAATCTCTTTTTTAAATTGTGGCATCCACTCAATATCTGAATACACCTTACAAGCGTTTAATGTTTTTTGGCTAATCATACGACCCTCGAAATACTTAACCGCCTTATCTGTTAATTCTGTTTTGTTTTTCCACTCAGGAACGACATATTGTTTTTCTGTTTCGTATGGTTTGTATTCAAAAAAAGTAGTGTTACAATGAAAGCAATACGCCCTTTGTGTATCTGTGTAAAACTCTAAATCTTTAGACTTTGACTTTTTTCTGTTTGACGAACATTCAGGACAAATGTACATCGCTTTTCTTGTCGTATCAAAATTTATATCGAATACGTGTTTTGTGTTGCTGCTTTGATATTTCATATTGATAAGGTTCTTCTGTTTTGTTTATCTTTCTTTTCAGTATCTCGTCTTAACCATTTAAGTGCAGTTAAGTAAAGTGATTTGTACTTAACGTTTTTACGATAATTCAAAACTTGGTTAATATAGTCATCTGCTTTTACTTCTCCAAACTCATCTATTAGTTTATTCATTTCAGTCCAAGTGATGCGGAGGTGGTCTTTTTCTCTATATATTTCATTATCAGTAACAGTATCATTGTCTGTATCTTTATCTTTATCTTTATCGGGTTGTTTGGGTTCTTTTGGGTTGCCAGATAACCCACTGGGTTTATTGGGTTCTTTTGGTCTGCCACCTTTAGACCCGTTGATTCTATTGCGTTCGCAAACGCTTTTGTATTTTTCTAAATCTCTTTTCAGTTGTAATTTGATTGGAGTAAATGCCATATTAATTAAGGCATCTTCACTATTCGGGTTATTATCATTCACATATTCAAAGATATGTTTTATTAATTTCCCTGCGTAATCGTCTGTTAGTTGTGAGAATAACTCTTGTTGGTCAGCATAAAGCATGAACCCTTTTTTATTTTCTGCCATGATTAAACATTCAATGACTCAAACAAATCAACTGCACGTAATAATTTCCTAGTGGTAAAAGCCCAACTTCCAAAATCTTTTGACTTTGGATAAATCTCTTTAAAATCAGTTTCGCTATACACTCTATTTTCAAAGTCTAAACATACGGGGGTAGTTTTTATCGCAAACACCTCGAAGTGTTTAAAATTGGCACTGTACACTTCGTATAAAAGCGTTTTTTCACTTCTCTTAACTTGGCGAAATTCAAATCCTTTTACTTCACCTTTTCCTTCAAAATTCTCTGGTAACTTTTTTATGTTCATAGCTGCTAAATTATAAACGTACAGAAAAAGGGAAGTTTAGCAGCGAAACAAACAGGCGTTTGAAACGTCTTCCCTCAATCTGTACTATGTTTTAAAATTAAAATTCAATATTTCCTGTTTTTACGCTGCTAACGTGTTACAAAGGTAATAAAATTACATGACTTTTATCATGTATTTGCAATCATTTTCTCGAAAGTCAAACGGTGTGATAATAAAATGCCGTTGTGAAAAGTTCATCGACTTGTAAACGTAACGTGTGCAGATTTCTTTTATAGGGCATTTTATCCCTTTGCATTTAATCTCGTTCATGTAGTCTGTTTTTAAAGTCATTC